GAGGCGACCGCAGAGCCGATGGCAGAACAGCCGACAGAAGCGAGCGCCGCAGCCTCAGCGCCGCCTGAAGCGCCCAGCGCGGTCAATGCAGAGGCGCAGGCAGCCACTGAGACCGCAGCACCTGCTCAGAGCGATAATCAGCCTGTGTCAGCCGCTGTGGAGACGGCTGAGACCAGCCGCCCGGAAGTCGTCTCTGAGCGCACGCAGGTTGAGGAAGCATCACAGCCTGAGCGCGTGACGCCGATCACGGTCGCAGATGCGGAGCAGGCGGTCACAGAAGAACTGCACAGCGGCATGGCTGTTGCCGTAGTCGAGCCTGAAAAGGTTACTGTAGAGATTGCGCAGCCGCAGCAGGATGACATGACCAGTCCGTCATCGCAGGCGGTCACGATGGAGCTTTTGAGCAACTCCATGCCAGAGACGAATGCAGCGCCCGAGATGGCTCAAATGACTAATGGCAGCAACGATGCTATGGTGGAGCTTGCCGTAGCACCTGCTGGCTACGGATCGTACTCGCAGGCGCGCATCCCAGATGCACCCTTTTACGCGCCGAAGGACATCTATAAGAACCGGAAAGTACCAGACGCCTACTGGCAGTTGTATCGCATGATGCACTCGCAAGATGCGGCATGGAACGCTATGGTGGAGGATCAGTATGAGCGATGAGGGAACTAGCCTTGAGGTTGGTGGCATCAAGTTTACTGGCGGCAAGTTATTTGCTGTGCTCACTGCTCTGTCTACTGCTGCTGGCGCTCTGTGGGGTGGCTTCCAAGTTTATCAGCAGTTCCTGACCATGCAGGAGGTAACTGCTACCTATGCATCTATGGGTGATGAGTTCACCAAGATGAAAGAGCGGCAGGACAGCAACGAGCAGATGATTAGGATGTCGCTTGAGACGACTAAGTACCTATCAGACAACCTCGCGTCGCTTTCGGCCAGCCTTGGAAGCGGCGTCATGAGCGCGCGCCAGACGGTCGATGCGGTGTCCGCTCGTAGTCAAGTTTCAGAGAGGGAGACATTGCAGTCGCAGCGTGCTATTATCAGCGAATTGCGGCAGCAAGATCAGGAGCAGCAGCGCAGGATAAAGGAGCTGGAGACGGCCATAGACGCCAAGATCCAGAAGACCCTTTCGAACCCGCTGTCAGAGAAGGACTGAGCATATGAGCTTTTGGGATAAGTTCGAGAGCAAGCAGGACGGCATCGAGGACACCATTGAGTTCACGATCCGCATGGCCGTCGTCACGCTGGCCTGCGTCATCCTTGTGGTTGTGGCCGCGATGGTGGCGGGCATGTTCGTGTCAAACGACATCGTTGACAGCGACAAGGTGTTCGAGATCATCGGCCCTGCCTTCAATACCATCGTCGGTGCCTTTGTCGGTCTGCTTGGTGGCCTGAGCCTCAACGCGAATGCGCGCGATAAGGTTGAGCCTGAAGCACCGCCCCCGCCCGAGGCGCCGCTTGAGCTGACGGAAGAGGCCCCGTCGCCCGCACCTCCGCCCGCACCTGTCGCGCCCCTGACCGAGACCTACGCGGACCCGGCTGGCACTGTGGTCGTGCACGAAGACGACGACGATGACGACATGGCCCCGTGGGAGCGCTATCGCAACGACCTGCGCTACGACGCCAACGGCGACGGCGTGGTTGATGAGAACGATTTTCCTGATTGGCGGAGTGCTGGACAGTGAGCCTCGTAAACCTACAGCAGAAGATCGGCGTCACCGCTGATGGCGCTTTCGGCCCCGGCACGCTCAAGGCGGCTGCGGCCTACTACAAGCTGAACAAGAACCGCGCTGCTCACTTCTTCGCCCAGACGGCGCATGAGAGCGGCGGGTTCAAGGCGTTCAGCGAGAACCTCAACTACGGCGCGAAGGGCCTGCTTGGCATCTTCCGCAAGTACTTCCCGACGGAAGGGTTGGCCCGTGCCTATGAGCGCCAGCCGCAGAAGATCGCCAACCGCGTGTATGCCAATCGCATGGGCAATGGTGACGAGGCTTCGGGCGACGGCTGGAAGTATCGTGGCCGTGGCGCTCTTCAGCTTACCGGCAAGTCCAACTATCAGGCCTTTGCTGACTACATCGGTCGGCCCGACGTGATGGACAATCCCGACCTAGTGGCTGGCGAGCTTTGCTTTGAAAGCGCTCTGTGGTTCTTCGACCGGAACAAGCTCTGGGGCATCTGCGATCAGGGCATCAATGACGCTGCGATCCTGCAGCTAACTAAGCGGATCAATGGGGGCACGCATGGCCTCGATGACCGCAAGCAGAAGACCAAGAAGTACGCTACTTGGCTCTGAGGAGGACCTTATGGACCTGAAAAAGATCATAGGAATGGCGGCTAAGGAAGAGGTTATCGGTAAGATAATCAAAACCCCAACCTTTGTTGATAATCCATCCCCCGTTAGGAAAAGCCGCATAGCCATCGGCCTTGGCTTTCTTGCCGTTGTGGCTGGCTATCTGGCCAATTACTTTTAATCAACGCACCTGACCGCGCAGGCGGTCAACCACAAGCTGGGTGTAGCCGACAATATCTACCCAGCTATCATCGTAGCTTGGATCACCGTTGAGGATCCTGCCGATCTTGTGCGCCACCATCTCAAGGCACTCCTTCATATCCTCTGGAAGCTTGTTCCAGTTGGGGGAGTGCCTCATGGCGGACTTGATGTTCTGAGTGATCAGGGCGTGGCCTGTGAAAGCGCCATAGCGGCCTCCGCGCTCATTCAGGATCTTGTCGATGCCATCCACTTCGCGAACCTCGCAGGGCTGGGGGCCTTCGGTCTCTTCAATAATATCGCGCATAGTATCGGCCAAACTTTTCATTGCTGAAGCACCTTGATCTTGCCGATGAATAGCGGGTTGATCGCAATCTTGCCGACACCGTAAAAGCCGCCGACACCGCGCCCTGCCTCGTTGTCTTTGTAGATCTCTTCGACGATAATAAAATCTGAGGCAGACAGAACTTCGACCAGTTCCACTAGGCTCTTCGCTGGGTGCTCACCGATAATCTGATGAACCGAATTTCCGCTGCGCGAAGGCATATTCATCGTAATTTGAAATCGCATAGTGATAACCTCAAAAAAGTGGGCGGGACTTAACACCCCGCCCACCCTCTTGTCTATCAACCGAAGTCGTCGTCTGCCACTGCGGGGGCTGGGACAGGCGTAGAGCCGGTTGAAGGCGGCGTTGCCGCAGTCTGTGCCGGGGCAGCGGTAGAAGCGCTGGCGGGCGCGCCGCCACCACCCTTGGGCACAAACACAAGATCGTCAGGACGCTTCACCCATGACGCGATCTTGAAGACCGGCGCATAGTTGGTCGTCTTGACCGGGTTGCCCCGTTCGTCACGACCCTGCGTCACAATAGGAACGGTGGTTTCAAGTTCGACCACCGGCAGCTTGCCCGGATTATCCTTGGCACCGGCCAGATATTCGTTGTGGCAGGCATCGAAGGCACCGAGGACGGCCTTGGCGGTGGTCGCGATCTCGCGGATGTCACCACCGCAGTTGTTGCCAAGCTTGAGCATCATGCGGATACCCTGACGGAACTTGCCGCCCGGGTTCTCCGGCATCTGGCTTCCGATGGGGACCATGCGGAACTCCGGAGCCGCGCCAGCGGGGAAATTGATGTAACCGACTTCGATGTTCTCGAAGTCCATGACGGCCTTGAAGCTCTGGGTGATGTCCACCGGATTGTTCTGACCGTCAGAGCGGTCAACCCGGAAGAAGCGGCCCGCACGGGCGTCGAACTTCAGGACCGGAACGATGTCGCCAGCGTTGCTTTCGTAGTTAAAACCAAATGCCATTTTACCATACTCCAGTATGCTGTGATCTAGCCCACAGCGTGCTTCCCCGCATTGTGCGGAAACTTGTTAGATGCCCCAGATCTCAAACACCGTCTGGCGGGTCACAGGGTCATCAAAATAAAAGCTCTCAACGTCCGGAACGACAAAAGATGCCAGTTCCATGGGATCCGTGCTGAGAGACAGGAATTTCTGGATAGCCAGACCAATGCGCCCCAAGGCGGCAACGTGCTCACGCGCATTTTCCAGCGCGTAGGTCGCCCGCTTCTTGGAGGTGATGTAGGTCACCATGGCCTGTAGATTGTCGCCACGCGCAGCCCTGTAAAGGGCCACCTGACGGGCGTGATTGGGCTTGATCTTGCTGGTGAGAGCATGGCTGGTCTTGAGATCGGTCAGACGCCCGTGCTGCTCCCACTCAAAGTCATAGTAACCAATCATAGGGACGGCGAGGCCGTCAAAGTTATGACTGATGGCCCCCTGCGTCGATGAAGGGACGCCATAGGGCTTCAGTTCCATGAGGCCCATCTCGACCATGCCGGAAATGCCGTTACGCTCCTTGTCCACCTTGTCGCCGGTCAGGAAGGCGCACAGGGTGTCGAACTTCTCCAAGGCCACCTTGGTGCATTCAGCCAAAGAGGCACCCGGGTTGAGCAGTCCGTGCGCAATGCCATCCTCAACAGCAGTACCGCGATGCGCTGCTGGCCCGACAGGATTGCCTTTTTTCAGGCACTTCTGCAGGACGAACGCGGCTGGCGATGCGGTAAAAGTGTTGCAGGTAGACGGCGACAAATGGGTAATACCATGCGCCTCAAATGGATTGCTCAAAGATAATTCCAATCGGTAGGTCGGTAAGATGTGCGGACAATAACCCCTATATTTTTTGCGTCAACCCGAAAAATGATGTTGACGGACAGGGGCGCAATGCCCTAGGGCGGGAATGCGGATTGACCGCAAAGGAGCAAACATCATGATCGACCAAGAACATGTAGACTACATACTCGAACGTGCGCGTGAAGCGTTTGACGAACTAGATGAGGCTAAGGCGCGTCTGTATACTGCGCAGGCCCGCGTGAACATACTGTGCCGCGAGTACAGTCTCGCCACAGGCACCTACGCCTTCAAGGACTACATGCTGCGCAAGGAACTTCGCGCTCTGCGCAACTGGAAGCGCGCTTGACATACTAGGACTCATGGCCCTAGCTGATCATCTGACCAAGGAGCAAACAATGTCAGAACAACTCCGTTTACCGACCATCCCGCTCATCACGCAGACTGTGGCTAAACCCAATCCAAGGATCTGGGAGCTTTTCCTTAAGGAAGATCCTCTCACTGACGACGAGTGGGATGAGCTTGAGCTTTACGAAGCAGTGCAGAAAGAGGACTTCGATGAAGGCTAACAAAGAAGATTTCAGGAATGCTCGGCAGGAGCTTGGCATGTCTGCATCGCAGCTTGCCAAGACCCTGCGCATGGGAAAGTGCGCAGACCGCACAATCCGACGCTACGAAAGTGGCGCAAGCCCCATCCCCGGGCCAGTAACAGTAGCCGTTGAGGCTCTCCTTTCTGGTTTCCAGCCTACTGAATATGAGGATTGATATGACCGATACTGATCAAGAGAATACGCCGGAGCAGGAGCAGCAGGAAAGCGCGGAAGAGATCAAGAGCATGGGCCAAGAAGAGCTCTGGCGCATGGCCCAAAAGTTTCACGAAGAGATGGCTCAGGAGATTGAGCAGCCCGGTGACATGATCGGTGTCTGCGCAATTATTTTCACCAACATGTTGATCGGTGGCGTCATGGCTGGCGCTGACATGGGCTTCGTAAATTACATGCTCACCCTCATTCGAGATGATGTCGAGAATGGCGTGAAGCATCTCAACCAAACGATGTCCACCGTACAGTAAGGAGCAAAACGATGAAGGACCCATTCGCATTTCCGCGAGTGACGCAGCTTGGCGAACGTGCCCCCGGCATGGAGCTTCGGGATTGGTTTGCCGGGATGGCGCTGCAAGGACTGTTGTCCGGAATCCTAGTTAATCAGGATAGGCATCTTAGCCTTGAGCAAATGGCATCCATAGCATGTACTGCCTATGATGAAGCAGATTTCATGATCCAATACCGTAACAAGGAGCAAACTAATGACTGAAGAAGTTGCAAGTGACCGCCTGCGCCTGCTGATTGAGCGCATCGAACGTCTCGCTGAAGAGAAGCAGAACCTCTCGGACGACATCAAGGATGTCTACACTGAGGCGAAGTCTGCTGGCTTCGACACCAAGGCCATGAAGCAGATCATCCGTCTCCGGAAGAAGGAGAAGGCTGAGCGCGAGGCCGAAGAGGCGATGGTCGAACTCTATAAGGACGCCCTTGGGCTCTGATATTAATATAAGGACCGATGATATGTATAATGTTGTGAGCGACATTCCGCTGCCAGTTCGGAAGACCTACAATAAGAGGGCTTCAAAGTATCCATTCGGCCAAATGCAGGTTGGCGACAGTTTCTATGCTGAAAAGAAACCCTCGGCACTTCTTTCTGCCGCATATTCTTTTCGCAAGAGTAATGATCTCGGTCACTGGTCATTTAAGGTTCGGCCAGAGGGTGATGGTACCCGGATCTGGCGTTCCAAATGATTATTATCGGCATCGACCCCGGCTTGTCCGGGGCGGTAGCCTTCTACAACACTGTCGAAGGCACCGTTGAGATTGCGGACATGCCGACTGTTGAGCTTTCCCGAAACGGAAAGAACAAGCGGGAGGTGAGCGCCGTCTTGCTGTCAGGTATCCTGACCCGCCATAAGGTGGACGCTGCGTTCCTTGAGCGCGTCAACGCCATGGCAGGTCAGGGTGTCACCAGCGTTTTCAGCTTCGGGAGATCCAGTGGGATTGTCGAGGGCATCCTCGCAGCCTACGACATCCCCTATACGCTGGTAACGCCTCAGGCGTGGCAGAAGGCTGTCGGACAACGTAGCGGGAAGGATGGGAGCCGGGAGCGCGCAATGCAGCTTTTCCCTGCTCAGGCCGACCTGTTCGCGCGCAAGAAGGACGACGGTCGATCTGATGCTGCTCTGATCGCATACTATGGGGCAAAAGCCCTCTAAACCTTATTTATCTGCGGGGCACACCGTGAAAAATATCCTATTCGATCCCGACTTCGCTGGCCCATCTGATTGGGCAGACATGTACAGGCAGCTTGGCTTTCAGGTTGTGCCTGCCAAGCTTCCCAGAGAGGATAAGGCGTGGAAGCGCCCTATCATCAAGTGGCGCGAATATGAGGGCACCCTCACCAGCGATGAGACGTTCGCTGGATGGTACGGTCCCGCAGGCGAATTCCGACATCGTGAGAACATGGGCATCATCACTGGTGCCGCATCGAACAATGTCTGGGTTCTCGACATCGACAGCCATAACCATCCGAAGGCCATGAAATGGCTGGAGGCGCTGCTGGAAGAGTGGAACGAAGGTGTGCCCCTTCGGACCGCGACCCAGCGGACAGGGGGAGGCGGCATCCAGATCTTCTTTCTTGCGCCGGAAGGCTGGGTGCCGCCAACCAACAAGACAAGCATGGGCATCGACATTCGCGGTGCTGGTGGCTTCGCCATGCTGCCTCCCAGTATGCATGAGAGCGGCGTCAACTACGCTTGGGTCAAAAGCTATGAGCCTTGGATCTGCGGCGTCATGGAAGCGCCGTCTTGGATCGTGGAGGCCGTTGACGAGCTCCTCAGCCAATTCACCCGGGTAGAGCGTGGTGAGCGCACAGAGAGCCCCTCGCAGGCGGTAGACGCCTTCGGCCAGATTGTGGACGGTCGCGAAGATTATATGACGCGCCTCATCTGGGGGCGGGTGGTCGCGCTGTACCGTGAGTGCCCCTTCGACCCCATAGATGGCCACAAGGCAGAAATGCGCGAGGCTTGGACGGTCTATGATCAGAACGTCAAGTCCCGGCTCTTCGAGCCCGGAACGCCGAACCATATCCTGCTTGAGCGCGAAGGACGCGGGCCCAGCCTGTTCGCCCAGAAGTGGGCGCAGGCGATCAGCCAGTGGGATACTAGGGTAAAGGAAGCGGCGGCTGTCCCCGCACCAGAAAAAAAGCTAGAGTCGCCTCAGGAGGCGCAGCAGGATGAAGATCTTGCCGACCCTAACGCCACGATCATGGACGATGTGTTCGAGATCCTCGACGTTCTGGGGATCAAGAGCCTGCCCGATCCAGAGTGGCTGATCGAAAAGATCATCATCGCACGCAGCCTTGGTTTTATTTATGGCACTCCGGGCGCTGGAAAGTCATTTATCGCCCTTGGCATCGCGCTGTGCATCGCTGCGCGTCAGGCGCAATGGTGGGGCCGTGACATCCATCACACCGGCCCTGTGATTTATATATCCAGCGAGGGTGTGTCGGACATTAAATTCCGCATCCGCGCTTGGGAAATCGCTCTGGGCATTAATGCTGATGAGCTTCCCTTTTTCCTAATCCATCAGACCATCAATTTTATGAAGGAAGAGGACACCAATAAGCTTCTGCGTACCATTAATAAGGTGGTCCAGTTGACCGGGGAAATGCCTGTCTACGTCACCGTCGATACCGTCAGTCGTGTGCTGCCGGGTGCCGACGAGAACCTGCAGAAAGACATGACCCTGTTCATTGGAGCCTGCGACGAGGTGAAGGAGACTTTCGGCGCTACGGTATGCGGTGTCCACCACACCAGCCGCCAAGGTAACCTGCGCGGCTCGACCGTGTTCGATGGTGCCGCAGACTTCCTGCTGTCTGTCAGCCGCGAGGAGGGGCACGAGATTGGCCAGCTTCACGCAAAGAAGATCAAGGCGGCACCTGACGGCTGGACACAGAACTTCAAGCTCAGGAAGGTCGATCTGGGAGACATCAAGGGCAACAGCAGCCTGTTTGCTGAGCCGACAGACGAAGAGATCGTAGAGGAAGGAAAGCAGGATTGGCCAAGCAAGCCCGTCTGTCAGGAAATCCTAAATGCGATGAAAAATGCATGGATGTCAGGACGCCCTTGGTCAAATCATCATCATGCCCGCAAGGACGGTCGATATGCTATGTCCCACATGAAGCAAAATTGGGATATTGATGAGCGGACAGCGGCAGATATGATCGAGAGTTGGCTAAATAATTCAATTATCAGGATTGAATTGCGCGATGCCAGCACAAAAATGCGCGGAATTAAAGTGGTTCAGGATCTTTATGACGGGGCGTCCATGCCGAAGCCAGCATGGTATCAAAATAATGATTGACAGGTAGGGCGGTCACCCCTAGCCTGAACCTCTCGAAGCATGGAGGAGCATATGTTTGAAATTATTATTCAGGGAATTATGATTTTTGCTGCAGGTTTCGCCGGATATGGCATTCGCGCCCTTCAGCACCCGGTTCAGAAGCGCGGCAAGAACGGTCGCTTCACTAAAAACTAAGGATTAAATCATGAAGAATATTATTTCAGCCGCTTTGGCGGTGTGTCTTGTCGCGTCCCCTGTTCAGGCCCGTGAGTTTGCCGTTGACGATGGGAATGATTTGCTGAGCACCTGCAACAGCGGTGAGTATTACAATCAGGGATATTGCCTTGGGTATATTCGCGGGCTGTCGCTTGGCGTGGATGCTGTGCTCGAGACGGGAAAGAAAAAGATCTGTTATCCTGAGAACGTGACGATGGGCCAGCTACGCGATGTCGTCATTGCCTACATTCGCCGCAACCCAGCAGAGCGCAACAAGAACGCTATGGTCCTTGTGGCTTTTGCGTCTAGCGATGCGTGGCCATGCCAGTGACCTACCCCACTGATCCGCAAGCACAGAAGCAATGGGTCGAGGACAGCATCGCGTCACGCCTCGCTGACCTCAAGGCCAAGTTCGAAGGGCCGAAGCCCAAGGGAGACAAGAAGTGACCGAGATCGAACGCAAAGCGCTGGCGTTGCTTAGGGAGTGCGCCGAGGTTCCAGCTTACGTGAACCTCCAAGCTATTCCGGGTTTCGTAAGAGCCGCATTGTTTCGCGCCATCGAACAGCACGAAGCGTACAAGCGCGAGGTTAGCCGTATGGTGGTATACCTGAAGGCTCTCTATCCGACGATGCCGACTATCTACGATAGCTTCATCATCGCCAAGCCGGTCGATCCGCTGGTTGAGGCGATGCAGGAGATGATATGGTCTGGTTGTCGTGACGTCGATGCCAACACCTTCCGCGCAGTCATTGAGAAGCGCGGCGGCAAGATCGTGTGGGGAGAGGGGTGATGAGCAATATCAACGTCAGCAACGACAATAGCTTTGGGGTGATCGTCTTTTGCATCATCCTGTTCACCAACTTCGATGACGCCAAGTACGATCTGTACGACGCGCTAATCCACTGGCTGATGAAATGACCCCCGCCCTGCGCCACTGGCTCTGGGACAACTTCGGCTGGGATTGTTACGAGTGGTCCGATGACGAAATCAGGTTTTGATTGTTTGGGAGATCGTTATGAAGCCAGATGCCAAGCAGGTTCTCGCCCGCGTTGACGAGCTGTTCATGTACAGCGCGGACTACGGCGAATTCATCCGTAGGGTTTCAAGAGGGCCAGCAAAAGCTGGCTCCATAGCTGGGACTATTACTCGCTATGGATACCGGGTGGTCACCATAGATCGCCAAAATTATCTGGCTCACCGCCTTGTCTGGCTTGTGGAGCATGGATCATGGCCTGAACAAGACATAGACCACATCGACGGCAATAAACTGAACAATCACATATCCAATTTGCGAGATGTGAGCCGGTCGGTAAACCAGCAAAACCGAAAGAAGGTGCTAAGCAATAACACCACTGGCTTGCTTGGAGTGTCTTACCACAAGGGCACAAAGACTTATCGTGCGACGATTGGCCTGAACAGAAAGGGTATCAATCTCGGTCACTATGCTACGCCGGAAGAAGCCTACAAAGCGTACATGGTAGCTAAGAAGGCCATGCATGAAGGGTATGTTCCATGACCATCTCCACCTTCTCGACCGGCTGGTGCTTTACCTGCGACACCAACGCCTGTGAGCATGTGAAGCATCTCAATGTGTGCAACCAGACCGCATTCAATACGCTGCTACGCGCTCTGCAAGAGCAAAAACCCAAGATCAAACTGCCGGGGCTGACCGGCGAACCGTGGAGGAGATACCCGCATGGCTGACATCCCCTGCTACCCCAACACCAACTACTACGTTGACGAAGCCGGGGTGCTGCACATCGATAACGTGAAGGGCTACCGGATGGTTACTGAGTATGTCCGCAATGCAATCCGCGATGTTTGCGGCGACCCTGAGTTTGACCTGAGCGAGGAGGCTTGGGACGAGCTACTCAAGGACGCAGAGCAATGACCGCCCTACGCGAAGACTGGCACGATTGGTCCTATGACGGGCGGGGCTGGTATCTGGTCAACGACCCTGAGGTGACGTTCTACAGCGAGGAGGAAGCGATGGCTTACTGCGATGAGCACAACCGTGCGCTGGTCGGCCAAGCAGCAATCCGCGAACGCAAAAAGATCGCCGCATGGCTGCGCTCCCTCGACGCTGACAGCGGGGACATCAACCGCTTCCTGCCATCGACGCTGGCCAATTGG